GGAATGGTCAATGTCTTAGTTCAGGGCGTGCAAATACACGGTTTCCTGCGAGAGCACTGTGTTGATGCGCTGTGAATGTGAGGGATAACGGGAGAATAGAAGAATGGTACAAACCGAGTGTACGAAGTCGAAAACTAGACCCCCCAAGGTTGTCATATACACATATATATATATTTTACGTTCACGATTTTTCTTTCGTCCAATTCCTCTAAATCATTGGGTAACTGATTGGGCTTAACTCGAAGTGACCTTTAGTGAACGGTGTGAAACAGGACATGTACCGATAGTCTATGCGTCTGATAATACTGTCTATGCAATGCAATCATATAGTTAGCACCGCATAAATACGCATAGACACGAAGACGCTCAGCATAATTCAAAGCAATAGAATACGTATCGCAGGGTATAAATACGATAAGACGAAGGGCTTAGTATGAGGAGTGAGGGAGTGATTGCTCTGATACACCTTCCCCCCATCTCATTAATTTTCAGTATTGACACTATGTGTCTAGGATAGGTATAACACTGTGGTGGATAGGGGTTCAGATGCTTATCTTCTCAAGAAATGCCTTCGGTTCTGGCACAGAAACCCGAGGATGGATAATCCCAGAATAGTTTCCATTTGGGATAAATACTGGATTCCTTTGTCTCAGTTAGGAAAACAACGCTTCCTAAGGGAGACGGGCTTAGACAAGATTAAACCTGGGTGATTAAGTTAGAAAGAAATCCACGTCCGTTTCCAATTTGTAAGGGATGTTCTAAGGAAATTGCCCTGAAACAATCCCTCATCCTTTACAAACAGAAGTTCCCATTCCATCAAAGCTGTCTAAGACACAGTCTCGGTCTAAGAAAAGAAAGAGATCCCAAGGCACCTGGAATAAAAATGAAGGATGATGGACCGATGGTGGTCTAAACGAAAGATATGAAGGCGACTATCCATTGACAACAAATGACCACTGTTCCCCCATTGCTTTTGCTATGCCCTGAAAGGTTCTGCTACGTTCCTTCCATCGGTCATCGGATGGCGCCATTCTATGAACTCTGTTTTCTCGTCCTGACACAATCTGTGTTGGAATCAATAACGGAAGGTTCTTTAGCCAAAGACAAGTAGCCTTTGTTTCTCCATGCCCAAATTGCCAAGGCTGGATAATTTGGTCTGGTTTCCTGATTTTAGAACTAATGATACTGACGGGATTTTCTAGGGCTATTTTATCTATCGGGGCGGCAAGCAATTTCCTAACAAACCCAAGTGCTTCTATCTGTTCTTTTTGCTTGTCTTTGAACCATCTTGCCCCTGATACGGCAAGGTGAGTACACGGGGGATGACAAACCATTAAATCCCAACCATTGGCTAAAACTGAAAGAACGTCACCTTGGATGTGTTGCCCAGGAATTTCCGTAGGGAGCAAATCACAAGACCAAGCATCATGCCCTTTGGCTTTAAATGCCTCTCTTACAAGCCCGCTAAATTCACATGCGATTAATACCTTCATAAATGAATTTTCCCATTGAGAATCTCTCTAGGATTGGTTAGAAGACCTAGGCAATGCCAAAGGAAAAAACCAAGATTCTGTCTTCCCATATCAACAAACCCGAACCCAATCCTCTTTTTAAAGCATGGCTTCAAGGATACCGGCTCGGGTTACTCAGAGCTAGGGATGATTTCAGCCTCTCGGCTCAGATGCTTGAGGCACAGATAGAGGTGGTTGATAGGGAGCTCAGGGATCAGAAATGAAAGGCCCTATTACTACAGAAGAGATTCTCTTGGGGCTGTTCTCGATCGGATATTTAATGTTAGTGGCATGGGCAGTATGGAAAGGAATGGAGATGTTTTGATGGATACAAATTCAGAATTAAATAACTTAGGAATAGAAAAAGGCATTCCAATCCCACTACATTCTTCTATGTCAGGAGTTCCGTTTTCGGAAATTGCGAAAAGGATGATATACGGAGATTCCATTGGTAATCTTACACCATATCAAGTTACGAAATTGCGACAGAGTCTTTCTAGTAGATCAAAGAGATCGCTATCTAGAAAAGATAAGAATGGTTTAATGCGTGTCTGGTGTCTTGGGGATATCGTGAAATGAGCCTGAAGGTTTTCTTATCTTTATCCGAATCAGAAAAAGAGATGTATCGAATGGCCGTGAACAATTTCTTATTAGAGAGAGGTTACGCTCCACAACGGAGAACATTTGGGTTTGGGAAAAATAAGAAAATGATTCTTCAGATTTTGTCTGTAAAGAGGGGCGGTGATCGAAATGGCTAAGACGGGGTTACCAATCCACAATTGTAAGAAAAACATTTGTTGGTAATGAGGAGTGGTAATGCCCCCTCGGGATTGGCAGAATTTTTTTGATCCAAGCGAATTCGCTCAATGTTGGTGTGAGCCAGAAAATGCCCGCAAAGAAATGGACGTCGTATTGGCGCAATCAATAACTAGACGAGCCAACGCTATTCTTCGAGAGGAATTGAAGAAAGTTAACAAAACTTTCGGTAGACAACATCTTGATGGTCGGACCAGGTTCGATTCTATCGAGTGGCATATTAGCGATTTTGGAGATTTCACCGTCTGTCTGATAGACATAAGAAAGATTGAAGAATGAAAATCACCCAAAACTACCCCGGTCTCGTTGATATTGGTTGGGCCTATGAATTCCAAGGTTCTATTGAATCCGATGCCGAAATAGAAATCGACTTAGGTGAAAAATGGTTAAAAGTCTCGGGATCGCTTAAAGCTAAGACTCGCATCAAAGCGGGTTGGGGCATCGAAGCGGGTGAGGGCATCGAAGCGGGTGGGGGCATCGAAGCGGGTGGGGGCATCAAAGCGGGTTGGGGCATCGAAGCGGGTGGGGGCATCGAAGCGGGTTGGGGCATCAAAGCGGGTTGGGGCATCGAAGCGGGTTGGGGCATCAAAGCGGGTGAGGGCATCGAAGCGGGTGAGGGCATCGAAGCGGGTTGGGGCATCGAAGCGGGTGGGGGCATCGAAGCGGGTTGGGGCATCGAAGCGGGAACATCGATCCTTTGCAAGAAATCCCTGAAAGGCGGCTTAAGAATATTCTCTGGCCTCTGTCTTTGGCGGCTACCGACTCCAGAAGAGAAACGAATCATCTGCGGTAGACTTGAGGGCGGGACCGTGGAGTATGGGGAATTGATTGAGATGGAGAAGGGAAAATAATCATGGGTCGAAGCGGTTACTCGGATGATTGGGATGGCGATGGAATGCCGCCTGAGTTTTGGCAACAAGCCGTGGCTCAATCAATCAAAGGAAAAAGAGGGCAGGCTTTCTTGAGAGAACTCGCCACAGCTATGGATGCGATGACGGAGAAACGGCTTATCGCCGAGGAATTGGTTACGCCTGAAGGCGAGTGCTGCACAATGGGTGTCATTTGTAAGGCTCGCGGATTAGACCTCTCGGAAGTCGATCCATACGACCGAGAACAAGTGGCTAAGCTTTTTAATATTGCGCCAGCGATGGCGGCGGAAATCGCCCATGAAAATGATCGAGATTTCGAATACAAGAGATCTGAAGAAATTCCAGAGAAACGATGGGTGCGAATGCGAAAATGGGTGAGAAGAAATGTTAGGTAAAAAAGAAAGTCGGGCTATTCGTCCAGATGCACAAGCGTTCGATGAAATCAGGATTCAAACTGTACCTAGATACAAGACTAGTGAACTAAGTGGAGATGAATGGCGAATTTCTGCCAGCGTTAAATTTCTGAGAAAGGGGCAAGTCAGATACGAAACCGGCTTCTATAATATCGAGACAGCTTGTGGATTTCTTTACGCTCAATTCCATAAGGCCGCTGAAGCCGGTCACGCCTATTTTGCTGGTGAAGGTGAATTCTGCGATCAAGAGGGATGCCAAAAGGCTAGCACAGTAAAGAAATTCCTTAAAAAGAAATACTGTAATCAGGGCCATTCCTCAGATCCCCTTGGTAAAGAATTTCGTCTATTTTGTGATGAGCATAAGACTAGAGGGGATTGTGGGCTGGATGACAGCGACGACAATTACACTGACCAATGATCTCCCTCACCGAACTCGAAAAGCTATGTGATGAGGCGACTTCGGGAGAGTGGACTTGTAATTGCCATGGGTATATTCATGGCCCATCATCGAATCTATTTCAATCGAGCCATCATGAACCAAACACTGGAGCGGTCAGAGAAATTGCTGATGGGCGATTCATCGCCGCCGCCAATCCCCAAACCGTGAAGGAATTGATCAGGCGGCTTAGGGTAGCGAGGGAGGCGTTGGATTTTTATGCTAAAGATATGCATTGGACAGTAGCTCTCTGCACCGAATCGGGTAATCGGGGCCGCCAAGCCCTCCGAGAAATGGAATAGTAATGAAACTGACCAGTATCGTAATTCTCTCCGTGGTCGGTTTCTTGCTGGCTTACGATTTTGTTATCTACTTACTCCATGGCGATCAGGCGACGTTATCCTACGTCATCACTAAGGCAGCACGTCAGCATATGTCGATTCCCTTCTTCGCCGGGGTCCTGGCCGGTCATCTGTTCTTAAACCAAAAGCAGTGATAGTCTGATCCTAATTTCGGGGGTCGAATGAAAAATATTTTTCTGGGCGTTGTTTTTCTTTTATCTTTTAATTTACTCTCGGCACCACCTCCTGGTTTTCAAGGAACCAAACTCAACGTAAAATCCGTTTCTTGCACGGATAATCAGTGCCCCGATGGTGGAATTGCGATGTTTGGAGGTGATTTCAAGAAACATCCAGATCTGATTAGTTCTGGAATAATCTATAGCCCCCAATTAAATGCTTTGATTTTTCCAGAGGAAAATCAAGGAAGATTTTCTGGAATTTATTTATCTTCTGCCGGTTTTGGTGCCAACGGTGGGCTTGGTACTATGTTTTTTGGTTTTGGGGCTAATGGACACGCAAGGATGTTTAATGATTCTCAGCCGGTAGACTTAATCGGAACTCAAGTTACCTTAAACGGATATAGAGGAGATCCTTGTGAGAATAACGCCGGAAATTCTGGTGCCGCTCTTACCCTTACTTTTACTAGTTGTCCGGTCCAAAAAACCACGGTGACCGCTAACGTTACTATCACGATCGCGGGAACTCAAACAGGCGGATTGTATCGCATTCACTTCTTGCAAGATGCCACAGGCGGAAGAACATACACTTGGCCACTCTCCGTAAAATGGTCAGGGGGAATATCTCCCACAGGAAGCGGAGCAAATAAGACCGATATTGTGGATCTTTACTTCGATGGGGCGAATTATTTTGGACGCTCGTATTTAAACTATTAAGGAGAATTTATGAATCGTATATTCATTATATTGTTTCTTTGCGTCAATCTTTTTGCAAATCAATGGAAAAGTAACGGAGACACAAATTGTGGTGGTGTTGATAAGTCTCTTATAGTCGTATATCCAGTAGAGGCGTCTGTTACCGATTGCAGTACTTTTTTAACTGACATAAATTCCATAACTTTCAATCTTGGCCCTGGCGGTGCCTCCGGCACTGGCTTAACTTTTTTAGGTGGCGACGGCTGCTTTGCAGAAGGTGGTGGAATTACATATAGATCGGGAACATGGATTCCAGCTGGATTCGGTCCTCCAGTTGATCCTTGCGAGGTTCATCATTTAAGATACGTCTTTACTGACGTAATCACAATTGCAGGCGGTACCACCAATAGCGGATTGGCCAATTTGGACCCTGGACCCTGCACAGCCGGCCCCGGACAGACTCAACATTACTGCGCGTACTATACATGCAGATCTAATTTCTAATCTTCTCTGGATTTGAAATAAACCAAAACACAGCCGACAATCTTATATGGGAAATGAACATGGACTGGTGGGGTGTGGGGCAATAGTGTCTTACACCCCATTTTTCTTAAATTCTGGCTTTAGCACCGTGTTAAATGGATAACCCCACCTCAGACCCTAAGTATCCAGACAGACTTAAGATGGAGTGGCGTTTCTGCCAGGCTCCTGGCTGCACTAGGAAGTTCAAGGTCCTAGAAACGAGCAAATCCTTCTACTGTTGCTCCCAGCATGATCCTAACGTTATCCATAAATGGGGGCGAGAACCTGAAGATATGTATGTTCCGAAGGGAAAGCCTAAGAATTACTAGGGCCGATTGAATACGCCAAAAACTTCTTGACCATTTCAATCAGCCCTTAGTAAAGCTACATCCATTGGCTGAAAATGGATGGAATTCATTAAACACATTCCTGTTTAATAAGCAATCCATCCTTTCAGCCAGTAAATTGGGGTAAGGCCCTGACTCGGGCCTACATCAGCTGAGGCGGCACTGCCTATGAAGCTGTGGGATCTTCAGATTCTTCTAGGGGAAACCCTATAAGCATAGTTTCCAAGAGTGAGCTCCTTGTGGAAACAGAGTTGTCTGACGGACCGATTCCTGACGGGAAAGGTTTATCGGAAAGTGGGACGGACCACCGAGGGGACTAAGGGGCCCAGGTGCTAGCTAGTCGCATCGCTGTATTACGCCGTCGTCCACTAAGCAGGTAGTTAGTTGCGCTAAGGGAAAATACATAATCCCGGCATACAGGCGCGATGAGCCAGGGAATAGTATCTTATTAAGGGGGAGGGGGGTTCTTTTGTCTTCTGGAACCTCAAACCCTCTGGGAAACACTGAACACGGTTCGCGTTCTTGGGGTTTTATGATTAAACGATCTGAAAAGAAGGATAACCTCCGAGGAGCTCCAATTCCATATTGCGGAATCTGTGGTTACAAACAATCTGTTCTTAGAGCTTACATTCAACCACAGATAGGACTACCACAAGCTTTAGAGAAAGTTCCTTGTCCGAAATGTAGACCAGAGGTGTATCAATGAACGTAATAGATAGAGCTATCGAAGTAGAGGCTATGGATTGGATAATCCCAATTCTTCCTATCGATTGGAAAGAAATTCCAGCAATGGAACCTCCACCAATGCAAAGAGCTTATCGAAATAGGCATCTTCTGGTTTTGATAGACAATACCAAGAAATCAGACGGAAAACACTCGGTCCATGTTTCTTTTTCCAGGAAAGACAGGCTTCCAAATTACGAAGAGATTACCGAAGTAAAAAGACTTTTCGTAGGAAAAAATAATAAGGCAATAATGGTTTTTCCAGAAGAAAAGAACCACGTGAATATCAACCCCTATTGTCTTCATCTTTGGTGTTGCGTAGATGGAGATGGTTTGCCGGAGTTTAGTAGTCATATTCCAGGAATAGGAAGATCGATATAATGCGATATAGCATATGGCTACTCACATAGACGATATCTACAATCTCCTTCAAGACACGCTTCTTCTCCAAGTTAATCTTCTTAGAGATATCCACGGGGAACTGGTGAAGTTAACTTCAAAAAAGGAAAAGAAAAAAGAAGAGAGACTTCCTTCTACTGACCTTCCGCCATTAGCTTTTATCTGGAACCAATGGTCAAACTCGAATCTTCCTAAAGTACAAACGATGAATACTTCCGGAAATAGATATAAGTCGGCCGTCCAAAGATGGAAGGAACATCCGGATGATAATTATTGGATTCATGTGATCATTAAAATCAACGAAAGCAAATTCTGTAACGGAGAAAACGAAAGACATTGGTTTGCTGACTTTGAATTCTTTATTCGTCCAGACACCCCAGCAAAGGTCCTTGAGGGTAAATACGATGATAAAAAGATTGGGCATAAGAAGGTCTTTTATGGTAAGTGGTTGAACCCCGACACAGGAAAAGAAGAAGAGCTTTGGAAATAAAACGCGTTTCCCATTAGTCGAATGGTGGGAGATAATCGGCTGGGCGGGTCTCGCGACAACCATTGGGTTCAAACCCTACCGCCCAGCCGGTTTATGACTAAGAAAGATAAAGTAAAAGATCAATACCTTAAGAAGAAGTTTGGGATCTCTCTTGAGGATTTCAATAGAAAACTCAAATCTCAGGGGGGCTGTTGTGACATATGCCGGAAACCAAGTTCCTTATTCAAGAGAGCTTTGTGTGTCGATCATAACCACAAGACAGGTAAGGTAAGGGGCCTGCTCTGCTTTTATTGCAATAAATATTTCGTCGGAAGATTCGATCTCGAAAAAGCAGGAAGGCTCTATCAATACATGCTTCGATATGAACGTTAGTGTAAGATTTTTACATGACGAAGACCGTAAGAACCCTCACTGAAAATACTTGGATTCCCTTGGGAACGGCAGTGTTGGTCATAGGTGGTGGAGCCTATTGGCTTGCTAATATTCACCTGGCGACTGCGAGTAATACAATCTCTCTCAATGATCTGAATCCTAAGATCGAGCAAATCCAAAAAGACATAGCAGAAATCAAAGGTGAACTTAAGCGGATCAAGGGTCCGTGAAAAGGAAGGTGCAGTTGACCCAATGCCTAAGTCAACCGCACCCTATCTTCCACTGGAGTAAGTGAAGCGAAGGATTCTTAGATCACACAAATCAGTTTAATTTGCAACAACACCCGGATTTTTAGAGACAAGATTGTCTACATGGGATGCTAGTACCTTCACGGCATCTTGATTTCCATTGCTAGCCTGTTCTCCAAGCCATCCTAGAATTTTATCCACGATAGCCTTAGAACCAGGGTATTTTGTTTCAACCCAGGAAAGTCCATATTGAAGGGCTTTTTTCCCGAAATATTCCACTACAGGCATCAAAAATGATAACCACCAAGGCATTGAGCCCTCCTTTTAAGGATTTGTTGGAACCGGGACGGGAGCAGGAGCTGGTGCAGGAACTGGAACCAGAACATCCGCAAAGTCAGCGGCCTTCAAAGCGATCGTTCTTTCTAAATCGGTTCTATCCTTAAGCTCAGAAGACAACTCTCCGATGGAGGTTAATACCCCAACCAAAGTAGGACCCACATCTGTCACAACCGATAGGGCACTTTTCCCAGCTTTTACGTCTTTAATAGCTGTTAGAACAACATCGAGAAGAGAATCAACCTCTCCGCAGACATTTACCGAAACCTGTTTTACAGACATTTTTCCTCCTATCGGATGCCATTATTCTCAAAAGAGAAATGATCAGCATCTGGTTTTGGAAAGTTTCCACCCCAACAGAATTCAATTTCATCCGTTGATTGACTGGTCCACCATTGGCCCAATGCCCTATAAGATTCCAGATCTGTAAGAAAATTTCCATTTTGGATTAGATTAACATCTATCGCTAGCCTTGTCCTATGATCGGACTTGCAAATACCTTTTCCTTCTTGGGCCATGAGATTAGCGGTCTCATCTGAACGCCACGCCTCTCCTAACGTTAATCCAAATCCAAGTTCACTCGCCTTTTCGATGAGCTTTGCCGTCATTACTGAAAAGAGTTGTTGCTTTTGTAAAAGATTCATCATTCATCAGGGGTTCATATTATCCTGAACGATAGTGTTGGGTTGATTGATGCTTACATCGAAATAGGCAGCCTGAGGATAAGCCTGTTTATTCTGGTTATAGAAAGCTAATGCAGCTGTGTTATCTGGACCTTCGAAAACTTTGTAATTACCAGAATCATTCCAATCCGTAAGTTTTACTAAAAAAAAGTCTCCCATTTTTCACCTCAGGTTCTAAGTTTATTGTTTTGAGTTCTCCTGTTGGCCAAGATTTCAGTTGCCTCAAAATAAGTGACTGTCATTCCCTTATTTTTAAATTCATTCCATCTCTTGTTCGGCTTATCAGTATTTACATCATCTAATTGGAAAACATCCCATGTTATTGAACCGCTATGATCTTGTAATTTAATTAAATAAAAATCCGCCATTTTATCTCTCGTATATCCTATCTTTAGAAGATTCTGGATTGTGACGATATTTTTGTAATTCGTCTTCGTCCCTATCTTCACCATTTTTTTCGTAATACATTATTTCGGTAGCATCCAAACCTAAGACTAATTCCATCGGCCAATATCCTTGAACCATGTGATCGCCTTCTTTGAAAATACCTAGATGATCATAATGAGGATGAGATATATCAAATATATCAAACCTAGATTTAGTATCCATATCTATCTCCTTTGCCAGCAGATTTTGAACTACCTAACATTGTGGCCGTGGGATTATTTCTCATGTAATTCTTGGAACCTTCTCTGCTTTCGAATCCGCTTGGTCGTCTTGGTCTCGTAGGACCTGGGTTTCCAGTTACTCCAGAGCTACCAATTCTCTCGGGAAGTCCTTTTGTAGGAACTCCAGAAACAAATTCACTAGCAATTGATTTGCTAGGGCCATCGCTCTTAAGGGTTCCCGAGAGGGCCGCCCTCATGAATCTAGCCTGGGCTTTGCTTTTAGCGGGCACGGATCACCTCACTTATGAAGTTTTTTTAAGGTTTGGGCAAACCTAGCTCTTTGACCAAGTTTTCCTCCGGCGTGGGCCGCTTTAGCGAGCTTTGCCGAAGGTATTTTTTGTCCCTCTGGAACACCCAACTGTTTATGTAAAGCACCAGGATGTTTTATTGCCCCTTTGATGAATTTTTCACCGCTCCTACTTTCATGGGCCGATGGTCTTCGATGCATCTTGACCTCCCTTTAAATATTACCCGAAGTCATATGGAACGGGTGTTGTTAAGTTTGAAAGACTGATTTGTGGTTGATTCGGCACGATTGCGCTTACAAGTTTTGTGGTCTTTAGACTCAAACCATCAGAATAGGTAATCGAAAAATTTAGTTTTACTCCTGGTGTCGCAGTCTCGATGGTGTTTGCCGATAAATACCCAGAAGCGTTGAAATTAAATATCTTCGTAAAGGGTTCAACAAAATGATTCCCATGCATAAAACCGCGATCGCATCCGATAAGTAACTGAACTGGGTTAGCTGGAGTAGGTAAAGGATTACCACCAAGTAAATCGGCCAAAAAGCCAGTAATAAGGCATTGGTTGATTGCTGTCGCATTAGAGTTTACCCATGAATACCCAATAGTGTTGCTCGTTAGTATAGGTGCGTTAAGATTGTTTGTCGTGTTCAAAAAAATGTTAAGCCCCATGAATTGTGGGGTTATTAAGTTGAGCTGAGAGAATAGATTCGGAGCCTGAGTGTTGATTACGGACGCTGGGTTACTTTGGGCGAAAGTCCCGTTACTTACCTGCCAGCTAGCCAAGACTGAGTTGTACCAATAAGGAATCGCGTTTAATACCAATTGGTATTGAATGGCGGTATTCGCCGGAAGGGTGCTGACTTCAGAAAACGAAGTTAACCCTGAAATGGTGTTTTGATGCTGACTTGTTGTGATGGGGTTTGTAAGAGTATATGGAGGGCCAACCAAGGTAAGTGCTCCCGCTAGAACCTGAACCAAGGTAGAATCAAAGGAAAAAGAGGCCGCCGAATTATAGGTAATGGTCTCAGAATAACTCATGGCCAAAGACCTCCAATCGAACTCAGACCAAATGCTAATCTATCTGGCCGCTAATGGTTTTAACAATACTCAAATAGCTTCAGAGCTTGGCATAAGCACCCAAACCGTAAGTAACAAACTCCAAGATGGCAGAATTCAGTTTGAGATTAAGCACACGCGTTATAGGTTATTTGGTGCCAATACTAAGAAGCGCTTTGATTCCATTCTCCCACAGGCAATTGATGTTACCGAAGAGATAATTAACAATCCAAATGTGAAACCACAGCTTAGGTTCCAAGCTGCCCAAGAAGTTTTCGACAGATCCCTTGGTAAACCAAAACAAACCATTGAGCATGAGGGTAGTCTAGTCAGAGCTCTTTACGAAAAACTGGACGCCAAAAACGTCACACCCGTAGAAAATATTAAAGAAACCGTAATAGAAGGTGTGGCTCAAAATCCCAACACTGTTGTGCCATATAAAAAAACAGAAGACAATCCGAATACGCTTACCGATATGGTTGATGATTTCGTAAAGAAACATTTATGAGGAACGACAAGAAAAATATCGTTTTTCAGTTTGCCAAGATAAAGGAATTCAGAGTTAAGAAACAAGCATTGGAAGACAGAAAGGTCGGCTCTAGGGGTCCGGTTGATCTTAAGTCCTTGAGAGAATCTCTTAAGAAAGCAAACCTAAAAAACAGAAAACCTTTGTAATATGGGTGGATCGGCAGCTAGCTCAGTATTTAATACAGCCAATAAGAACCAAGTTGTTGTTGTTGGCGGATCGGGACCCACCGCTAGTAATGCAACTATTACTACTCCGTCTATTTCCAACTCCTCTTTTTCTGTTCTTGCAGCTAATCCGAATAGGAAAGGGATTGTCCTGTATAACAATTCAAATGCGACCATTGTTATGGTAGCTTTTGCAGCGACAGCAAGCTCTAGTACATTTACTTTTTCTCTTACGGCTAAATCAACATATTTTATGTCTTCTCCTATTTATCTTGGGGCAATTAGCGCGATAGGAAGCGTCATCTCTGGAACTTTAATGATTACGGAACTTACATGAGGCTTCTGTTTCTATTCTTGTTTCTTTCGCCTCAGATTGCTATGGCGGACATTAGTCCAGGGACTATCTATACCTATGTTTTTGATTCGAGTGGAAATACTTTGAATTCTACGTCTGGGGCCATAAACAGCTTCATCACCAATACTTCTCTTCAGGTGGCTCAATTCGGAACGTGGTCTGTTGGAAGAACATGGACACTCTCCAGTGGGACAGATTCAGTCTCGGCCACAGTTGTAAATTTCCCATCCCTTACTAATGTAAATCTTACTCAGGTTGGCGGATCTTCTGTGACTTTGGGTCAGAAGACTATGGCGAACGGCATTCCCGTAACACTACCTAGCGATCAATCTGCGATTGAAGTGGAACTGTTCGATTCGGCCGAGAATGGTTTAAACGCGGGTACAGCAGCAAACTTAGCCAACACCAATGCCGTGGGTTCTCTTTTGACTACAGAGCCAGGTTCATGGACCGCCACAAGTTTTCCGGCGATCGGAGTTATTGCGAGCGCTAGTAAGGCCGCAGGTGGGGTTGGGGTAAGGCATGTGGCGAATTGCGTGATAGCGAAACTTTCTTCTCAGCTTAGCGGAAATAATAATGCTAAGGTTTTGAATCTGAGAGATGGCGCTTCTGGTGCCGGAACTGTCTTACTCTCCCTTGATATGATTTCCATAGGTGTTGCGGTCCTTGGTGGTGGTGGGTTTCCGGTAGACACCATTAGCCAATGTGGGTTCAATATAGTAGGAAGCGCCAACACGGCGATGACCCTAGAATTCACCGCTGCCCCAGGGGCGGCTTCTTTCGAAAAAGTGACCCTAATAGGATACGACGCACAATGAGGAGTGTAATGAAATTTCTGTTTTTGATTTTGTCATTTCCATTGTTTGCGGCGGTGCCCCCATTCACTGGGGGTGGGCCTTTATTTTTAACTAGCGGGGATATTTCTAATCCCGGAGCAAATCAAAGTCTTTTAGACAGCGGAGCATTCTCCACCGGAAGTACGACAGAAACATTTACTTCGATAAAGGCTACCTTGAACGCAAGTGTAGCAGCTATTTTTGAGATCGGAGTTTTCGATAGCGGGGGAACAGCCGTAAAAACCTTCACATATGGCGTCTTAGCTGGGGATGCTAAGAATGTTGATTTACCTGTAATTTCGGTGATCGATACTCAGCACATAAAAATAAGAAACGTCACACTCATTGTTTTAGGGACAGTTAATGTGTCTTTATCTGTTAGGGCAATGGGAAGTGATTGAACGCTGGTCAGAAGGGATATGGCCAAGTAGATTAGGGGTTACGAATGAGCCAGGGAATACAGAGTTCAGTTGTAAACGTCACAACGGTTCCCGTAGCCACCGGGACTACTACCACAACCAGTGGAGGCTCTGGAAATATAGTTTCAGTGCCAATTCCTAATAACAGCGTGATGTTGATGAGGGTGAATGCTTCGGGTTATAGAACCGGCGGAAGTGCTGGAAGCGCTGGAGATTCTGCCTGTTTTACTAGAACCGCCCGTATAAAAAACGTGGCTGGGGTTGTCACGGTAAATGATCTTCTTTCTGAATATGCTTCTCAAGATCAGGTGGCGTGGGGGTGTACGATCGTGGCCAGCGGTACTAACGCGGTAGTACAAGTAACTGGGGCCGCTAACAACAATATCGATTGGGCGGTCCAGGTATTTCAATTGCCAGCTTCGTAATTTTCTTGTGATATACTTTTTGTAAAGGGGCTCGAATGATTCATGCCAAAGACAGAGATATGAATCGATCCAGGGAGTCTTACGAAGGTAAGGGACTGGGAGCTCGGCTTAAACGACCTTATGATCAGGAGATGACCATGAAAGACAAAATGATGGATTCGGACGTTTTTGCCGATAGCGCCCCAACGGGAACTCTGGAAAAGCTTCCGCTAGCCGATCTTCATCACGGAGACCATGAGGTTCCATTGAGTGCATCCGGACTCCAACATGTGGTTGTTCCCTCTCCCATGGGTCAGGATCATCCGGATCATGTTCCCATGACCTCAAAAGGCTCCACCAAAGACCAAGCGCACCATGGTGAAGGTAAGGGCGGCCACATGTATCAGGAAAAATCTCATAGTGCCCCCCATAAAGAACAACACAGTGAAAAGCCAGATCCGAAGAAACATCTTAAGAGCTTAAAAGCTGGTTCCAAATATTAATCGGTGCTGATTAACCCAACTAGTGAAGACGAATGGTTAGAGCGTGTTCAGCGAATCAGAAATGATCCTTGGGAATTCTTAAAGGTAGTAAAAACCTTAGATCCTGCCGATAAGAAAAATCCGGTAAAACCATTCCCAGTCTATCTAGACTACCTAAAACTTTACGTCCGATTATGGGAAAAAGAGCCAATGATTCTGATTCCAAAATCCAGACGCATGAAAATGTCTTGGGTGAATATTGCCCTTTACACCTGGGATGCTACTTTTCATATCGGTAGGCACGACGCCTTTGTAAGTAAGAAAGAAGATGATAGCCACGATCTGGTTAAGAAATCAGATTTCATTTTGGAGAATTTGGATAAAGAACAATTACCAAAGGAGTTTATCCCAAAATGGGAGCTGACTTATTGTAAGTTATCTCTTCATGAAACAAATTCCATAATTCAGGGATTTGCGTCGGGAGCCGATCAGTTACGCCAATTTACGTTTTCTGGGATATTGGCAGATGAAGCTGCTTTTTGGGAAGATGCTGAAAAAATGTATTCTGCATCGATCCCAACTCTAGAGGGCGGTGGAAGAATGACAGTAGTGTCTTCTCCTGGTCCTGGTTTCTTTAAAAGATTGGTTCATGACGAGCTTGATTTAAGTACTACGTCTGGGTCTTTATGATTACTGAGAAACATCTTTTTCCTTCCAGAGGTATAGAGATATGGAGAAATCCAAAAAACAGATTCGTTGTTTTCCAGTTGCACTATTCTGCCGATCCAGAAAAAGTAGATTCTAAGGAAATACAAGAAATCAAATCTTCCATGCCTTCCAGAAGATTTAAGCAAGAGTATGAACTACAATGGGATTCATATGAGGGACTTTCTGTCTTTGCTGATTGGGATATCAATCTGCATGGCAATAAGATGGATATCATCCCCTACGTTGGTCTTCCGCTCCTTCTTGGATTTGATTTTGGACTTACTCCGGCATGTCTTGTGTGCCAATTACAAGAAGATACGCTGTGCTGTTTAAAAGAGTTCACCGCCATTAACATGGGCGCCAAAAGATTTGTGGCATGGTTAGTTCCACAGCTCAGGGTAAGTTTTCCACTATGGCAGGATCATGCCAAAGACTTCCTCGTTTTTATAGATCCTTCCGGAGAAGCAAGGAAAGACACCGACGAGGGCACTTGCGCCAAAATTATCGATGAAAATGGATTCCGCAATATCATTCCTGGACCGGTTTCATGGGAGGAAAGAAAAAGCGCAGTGGACCATTGGCTAACCAGAAGAACTAAGAATGGACTATGTTTTCAGGTTTCGCTTCCCAACTGTCCCGTCCTTGTCCGTGGCTTTCAAGGCGGCTATCGTTACGATGATAAGGTTCTAGAACTGGAACCTAACAAGTTGCGTCCTAAAAAGGATATCCACTCTCATATCCAGGATTGCCTTCAATATGTTGCCTCTCGTATCTTAACGACCAGGCCTAGTACAATTACAGATGTGCCAACATTATCTTATCAATGGAATAATTTCTCGGAATCGAGATTTGAGCTGTGATTAGCGAAACACCACCACTTTCTTTTCCAAATCCCATCGCTCAGGCCATTTGGAATTACAAAGACGAAGCCGAGACCGCTCGCAGGAATCGTTATCTTCAGAACAGACAGAATTACGAGGTTTATCATCTCAGGCAAGACTTCAGTCACAAGAAGAGGGGACAAAGCAAGGAGTTTCTGGCTAAGCAGGCGATTGCTGTGGAGCAATTATGCAGCTTCCTTCAACAAGGATTGATGGATATCGGAGATTGGTTTCGGGTTGAATTAGAGCCAGGGGAAAAGCCAGAAGACATAAAGATAAACCCGAAATCAATAGAGCTCCTTCTTTTGAGGCAGCTTGAAAAGAACAAGTTCCCTAACTTTTTTAACGACACCATAAAGTTTGGCCTTCTTGGCGCCCTCATGATTGTGAAAGTGGGTGGAAAATATGTAAATAGAACCAGGTTTGAGGCCAGGCCAAAGGCGTCTGACATTGGAAGTAAAGACAGGGAACTCGTCAGAAAGGATAAGCGTGTATGGCAACTGGATTTGAATTTGATCCGGCAAGAAGATTACTTTCCTGACCCGACTGGACGCCGTCTATATGAAGTCCAGAGAATCGAGATGGATTGGCATCAGCTTAAGAAAGTGGCGGAAGAAAATCCGGATGACTTTGATATCAATGCTGTAAATAACATCACATATTTTGTAGATGATCTTCAGAAAGCCAAGAAATCAAGAGAGACCGGACAGAATATTACTATGTCTCAATATCGGAGACAGGTAACGATCTATGAGTGCTGGGGAGCTTTAGTAGAAAGACATACCGGTAAAGTGATAATGGAAAATTGCGTATCGGCGATCGATGCGCAGGGGAATCTGATCCGGCCCCCCAAGAAAAATCCATTTTGGCACGCAAGAAGCCCATTTGTTATTAGTCCAATCATCAGAGTTCCGCTTTCTGTTTGGCATAAGGCCCTGATGGACGCGCCCACAAGGCATAATTTAGCGATGAATGAACTTTACAACCTGAATGTGGACGCAGCCATGATGGAGGTTCATGGGATAAAGCAACTTCGTCCATCATGGCTTGAAAACTCGGCCCAGGTTTCTGAAGGAATCGCCCCCGCTACGACGCTTCTGGTGAATTCATCTTGTCCTCCCGGTGGCAAGGTTCTTGAGAGAATAGATACGTCTGCGATGACTCCCGAGTCGATGAATATGCTTCAAATGATGAATCGGGAATTTGATCAGTCTGCTCTTACGAATGATTTCAGAACCGGTTCTTTACCTCAAAGACAGGTTAAGGCCACTGAAATCGTAGCCAGTAATCAATCCTTAACTGGCATCATGAATGGAATAGTCAAGGTGATCGAAGAGGAAATGGTAGCCCCTCTTCTAGATTGTTGTTGGCTTGTGATGGCGCAACACATGAACGATTTAGATACTGAAGAAGTAAAAGCGATCGTGGGTTCAGAACAGGCCAAGTTTGTGTCTAGTATGACTCCAGAAGAAATCTTCGCTCAGACGGCCATGGGCCATAAGTATAAGGTATTTGGCCTCTCTCAGACCTTGAATAAGATGCAGGACTTTAGAAAAATCCAAGCCCTTCTTCAAAGCATCGGAGCAAGTCCCCAGATGATGCAGGAGTTCACTCGAAAATATTCGATGACTAAATTACTGGGAGAAATTATCAAGTCTTTGGATATCGATGATTCCAAAATTGTGGCCTCTGAACAAGAACAGGCGCAAAGACAAAAAGAAATGCAAATGATGGCGGAAGCTCAGATGCAAAATACCCAAGGTGGAAGAGGAACAAATCCTCAGAGTCAGATCCCGCAAGCAATGAATTCTTCGGCAAGCGAAGGTGGAATAGCAATTCCCAGAGGGGCTAATAACATTGGAATGACGCATCCGGCCGGATAAACAAGGGTAGATGAATGCCAGAAGATGATTTAATCTCTCAACTTAATGATGGCCGAACAGCGAATGTTTTGCTTGAATGGATGGGGCCGATATTCGAGGAAGTTGAGAAATCAACTGTAAATAGTTTGAAATCGAATTTTAGAAACGGATCTTACACTGAATTAGTTCTCGCCTGTCACGTGGCTCAATTGTGTGCAATTGAAGATCTTAAGACTAGAATAAAAGGCATAGCAGCTCGTGGTGATTACGCGGCTAAAAGGCTGCATCAAGAAGAAGGAGAAGATCTTGCCTGATAATATCGGCGGTAATGTCCCGGCACCTATTCCGGAAAAAGCAGGTATTGTAATAGGGGGACCATTAGATCCCACTTCGCCAGAAGGTCAGCCACCCGAAGGACAAACCGTAAATTCCCCAGCAATGGCGAACACACCCGCCACTATTCCTCTATCAAACCAACCATTGTATAAAGGGTTGATGGAAATCAAAACCCAAGAAGAACTTTTGACTTATGTAAAAGGTTTAGAAGGGATTATCGCGAGTAACGCTAGTAAAGGAGTCAATCCCACCATTCCCAATTCTCCTCCAGCGCCAATTGGCCCTTCTAACAAAGAAAGATTTTCGGAGCTTATCTATTCAAAACCGGATGAGGCCTTTGAGTTGGCGGTCCAAGAAGCTGAAAGTAGGATGCAGAAAAAAGAAGACGCGCGGCGTGATCATGAGCAATTCTGGGGTCGCTTTTATTCTGAAAATCCGGATTTGGCTAAGGTGAAGGACATAGTACAATTGACATTAGGGCAACACTCTGCGGTCATAAGTAATATTCGAACGCAGAAGGAAGTTGGGGATTATCTAGCCAAGGAATCCAGGAAAGTGATCGATCAGGTAAAGAGATCTGTAGGGGTGACGGAAACTGTGGTTCCTTCTGGGGCGGCTGTGGCATTAGGAGGTAGTGGTGAAATCCCTCCGGCCCCTCTGCTTCCGGTCGCACAACCGAAGAATTTTACGTCTCAAGTTATAGATTTAAGACCCAAGGGAAAAGTTAGGGCACCCAAAGCCTAAAAATAGGGGAGGACCTCTCAAATGGCACAATTCACCTGGACTTTCGATTCGCCGTCAGGGGTCTACAAGAGTCATGCGATGAGCGAACAACTTCGTTTCGCTGCAATTGTAGAAACTAAATTCATGCAGTTTGTAACCCCTGAACCGGGATATGGAAAAAAGCGTGGTGAATCGGTCACTGTGACTCGGATTTCCAGGCTTCTGATCCCCACTTCCGGTGTTCTCCAGGAAAATGTGCAAATTCCAGAAGACACCCTGACTATTACAACGGTCAGCATCACGGTTCTTGAGTGGGGCCGATCGGTTCCTTATACGTCTCTTTCCACTGATCTTTCTGAGTACAATATCGAAAATATCGTTCAGCGCGCTTTGAAAGACCAAATGAAGGTAGTTCTTGATAATGCTGCTGCCGCAGCCTTTAAGACGGGTCAAATCAAAGCTGAGATGACTGGAGTTACCTCGATCAATTTCGATACAAACGGAACTCCTTCTCAGGTAGCCACCGCAAACCTAAATCTTTTCGGGATTGAACAGATTCGTGATTATATGTATTCAACCCTGAATATTCCGCCGTTTGAGGGAGATGATTACATCTGTCTCGTTTCTACTAAGGCCAAGCGTGGCGTTATGAATGATCCGGCTTGGGAACCTTGGCATCGTTACACAGATCCGGAAGCTAAGTATAATTCCGAGATCGGAAGAATGGAGAATGTCCGGTTTATTGAAATCAACAATACTGGAGCCCTTTCGCCATCTCCGGGGACGCAAACTTCCCAAGGAGAAGCGGTCTTCTTCGGAGCGGATGCCGTTGCTATGGCAGTGGCTGAAGATCCGGAATTAAGGGCCAGAATCCCTACTGATTATGGTCGGTCCAGGGGAGTTGCCTGGTACGGAATTCTTCAATTTGGTTTGATTTGGACTACGAGTAATCCTGGTGAGGCTCGCGTTATTCATCTAACATCTGCCTGATTTGAAGGGAGAATAAAAATGTCATACGACACACGTTGGGGCCATAGGCTCCAGGTAGGGACCGAGGCACCCATCTCCCTGACTGCTACTGGAGTTGCTACTCCATATCGGTTGTATTGGGGACCTCAAAGATTTTGGCGATTCATCTCTTATGTAACGACCGCAACGGTTTCCACTGGGAATATCGTGGTTCAGGCCATCATTAGGCCGACTCTAGGAAGTTCGGCCGGACAAATCGTTTTGGCCACCCTAAATATTCCGGGAGCGGTACCGGCTGATACTTGTTATTACAAGGATTTCGAAGCCCAGGGAGTTTCTGGTGGGCAGTTGTTCGCCGGTCCTTTCCAACTTGTTTTTAATGTTCAGACAGCGGCGGCCGGTGGTGGCGCTGCTGGAGCTGCTTTATTTGATGTGTTTTCAGATGATTCGCCACAAACGGCTTTGAATCAATCGAAACTTGTGTTGAGTTCGTAAGAAAGGCGGGTCAATGGCTTCTACTTTTACCAGTACTTTTGCTTATCCTGCTGTTGGGTTTGGCGAAAGCGGCAGAAGGAAAGTAGCGATTGGAACCATTGCCTATACAGCACAGGCTTATTCTAATGGTTTAGCGGCCCCGGCTTCTTTATTCGGATTTACTACTGTAGTTGAGTCTTTGATCGTGATCTCCGGAACACCCGCCAATGCCACTCAATATAAATGGGATAGCGCGAACCAGACGATTCGTATCTATCCTGATGGGGGTACCGTTGCTGATGTAGAAGCATCTGGAGCACAAACGGTTAGTCTAGTAATTCAGGCAATAGGATGGTGAAATGTTTGAAGCGAATTCCAAAAAGATAGAACTTAGAGAAGGCCTTCAATTTAAGTGGTCTGATGTTCCAGAAAATATGAAGGAACATATAGAAAAGACTCTTGAATGGCCAGGAAATGGCTTTGATCTTAGAACACATATTGTAGAACCAAAGACTGGCCAGCTTTTGAAATATCAACCATATAGACGAGTAGTTGATGGTAACGATGGTGTCTATTACATCAGAAAAGATGAGAACGGCACCGAGAGACGTTATAACGAGAACGGAAAATTAATTGGTTCTATCGCCGCCGGGCAGCCTCAACGGGTAGAAAGGAAAGAGGCGAATGTCGATCAGAAGCTCACCTAAGCCCTCTTTGGTGGCCTACCCGACCAAAGGGAAATTGTCGGCATTTCCAGTTCCTTCTGCCAACCAGGTAAATGTTTATAACGCCAGATCGTTCAACAACTCTGGTGGAGTTCAGAACGTTGGAATTCTCCAACTTTTTATCAATGCACAAACTAGAATTTGGCAATTCGTAAACGTTGGTCCAGTTTATACAGATTTGACGCCTGCTTTAAATACCGGAACAGCATCGGTCATTTTCAGCGGAGCCAATAATGATGGATTCTACGCTCAGGCGAATTCTCAATTTGGAATGCTTGGATTAACAATATCAACAGCAGCCGCTGGAGGAACTTTTGTTTACAAGTATTGGAATGGAACATCTCTAGTTACGCTTCCCACCCTGGAAGTTCCAGTTGATTATTCCGCAACGGGCGATACTTGGATTGTTTTTCAGCCGCCTACGGATTGGGTTAAGGGTGGTCCTGCCCAATTAAATCAAAACCAATATACAATTTTCGTTCAGAGCACCACAGCTCCGGCGGGTCCAGTTTCAGCCAATTTCAGATGGCTTGCTGGGGTTTTGGAACTGGTAGAAAACGTTCCGAATAATGCGTATGTTCAACTAAGTTTCCCTGATTCTAAACCATTCTTACTTGAGGGCGGACAAGGATTAATCCCTTACTTCAGCACCCCTAATGCAAGTAATCAGTTTGGTGCTTATTACTCTCTTGTGTGAGTATGAAATATGGCCAACACATATTCCACTTCAGATATCATAAAGGGAACTCTTCAGCGTGTTGGTGAATTAACCGACGGAACCTCTCCGCTTCACTCTCTCGCTATCAAATACGTAAACCGTGGATATTCAGATATCCTGAAGGGTAATTCCATATTCTCCCCAGAAGTAAGAGAGGTTTGGCCTTGGGCGAGACAGACCGCTTCGTTTTTATTTCTTCCTAATTACACAACTGGTGCGGCTACGGTTACTAAGGGAAGTGTCAACGGAACATTCTCCATCGCCCCACCGATTAGCCTTCAAGGGTATAACTTCGTTGTCACTAACCCAAGTAATTCCCAGACTATTTCGTATTACACGATTGCGACTCACACGGCCGCCACTATGGCATTTACTTTGGATTTTGGATTCGTTGAGCCATCTGGAACGTATGGTTTTAACGCCATCCCACTCACAGTGAATCTTAACAAAGGAATACTTCGTCTTGCAGATCCACTACGTCAATACAACACACGTGTCTTGGAATTTGGTGAGCTGCCACAGGATATGGGCAGGATCTATTACATGGATTACAACGTGTTCTGGGAGAAGTGGCCCCTTGAGCTTTTACTTAACGACATTCCCAGCCGATTCACCATCGTTAGCTACTCAGACAGCAACACAGTCTTGAGATTCAATAAGTACGTCTCGACTGCGATCAGGGTTGACTACGATTTCATTTCTACTCAACCGCTCCTGACTGATGATTCGAATTCGATTCCGCTCGTCCCATTTGAAGATAGGGATGTTCTGGAGTTGATGGCTGGGTATTATATGTATCTGGATAAGAAACAGCCAGCTGACGCTGAGAACTTTCGTGTCCTTGCCGGTCAAAGAATCCTTGCCATGAAGATGGCTAACCAAGGACAGCAGAAGCTTGGAAAGATGTTCGGCCAGTTGATCCCGCGTCTTGATGATACAGCCATTCCTTATTGGCTCATCCAACAAAGATGATTTCCGGGAATCCAAACATAGCTGGATATAACGGATTAATCGCCACGATAAACATCGGCCAATCTGGGCTTTTTACTGATGCTGCTCAATCGAATATCCCGGCAACAGCCCTGATCCGTGCTAATAATGTTACCTACTACAATCAAATACTGGAGAAAGATTATGGATCTCGAATCTGGAATAGTATCCCTTGCCCTGCGCCTATCGTCAGAGCCCAGGAGATGTACCCCGATTCCCAATCTCAAAATCAGAGACTCTTCGCCCTTTGTTCAAATGGACAGATTTTTAAATTTCCAAACTATTTCACCCAAACACCAATCACACCAGATGTGGGAGCTCCTACCGCTCTTAATACTAACAATTACAACGCTATGGTTGTTGGTGGAAACGAGCTGGTAAATAATCCGAAGAAGCTTTTTGTTTTCGATGGATATGATATTCCTCAGGTCATTAGTGGAGATACGGCACTAAGGCACAATATTTCTATGCCGGCAGCCGATTGGACCGGAACATCGCAGCCTTTTGGTGGAGTGATTCACAAAGGAGCCATGTATGCATGGGGAAACACAGGTAATCCTCACGCTGTTTATGCTAGTTCTGTTACGAATCATGAAGACTTCCAAACAATAGGGGCCGCGTTCTCTTACAATATTTATCCTGGGGAATATGATGGCATCGTCTGCGGTTGTGTTTTTCGTGGCAGGCTTTATGTGTTCAAGTATCCTTTGGGCCTCTATTATCTGGTGGATACTGATTCGAATCGAGCAAACTGGTTCTTCACGAAACACTCAGATGACTTTGGGGCGTGCTCGCCTCAGTCGGCGACCGTAGCATTGAATGATCTTATTGTTGCTAATAATTATGGAAGCTTTACTTCTCTTCTCGCTGCTCTTGTTTTTGGCGACACCATTGCAAGTGATATTTTTCACACTCAAGGTTGTTTCCGTTTTTCGGAGTCTGAGGTTAGGCCTGATGTGGTCAAGATTCGCAGCATGGTTTATTATTCTAAGAAGCAACAAATTCTTTGTACCTTTCAGAGTAATGTCGGGAATTCATCGGATCGTATCGCAGTTATCGATTTCAAGAATCCACAGAAGATTCCAAGAATAGCGTGGATCAATAAGGACAAGCCCAACTGTCTATTTCTGGTGAGGAATGCTCAGAAAATACCTAAGCCATTCTATGGTAGCTCTGATGGCAATTTTTATGAAATGGATGTTGCTGATAGATGGGTCGGGAGTGCCACAGATACAACCAAGCAGTCCGCTTACTTATTTGATTGTCAGACTCCTTTCATGAATTTCAGTAATATCGATGCTTCTCAGGCTTCACAGGAAAAGGAATATGAGTTTATAGAAATAGAGTATGAACCTACTGGTGACTGGGATGTTTCGATGGATGTTTTCATCGATCAAAGATTTCAGAAAACTTATACTTTCAATCTTTCAGCCAGAAGTTCTTTGAATGAAATGCCGTTGAATGCAAGTAGGATAGATGGATTGGGTGGATTCTATAGAAGACAAAGGATTTACGGCAAAGGAAGGACTATTTCTTTGCGTTTCTATAATGGCGGGTTAGGTCAAGATGTTCGGCTTGTTAGGGCTTATATTTATTACAGGCTTGCAGCTCAATCTCAGACGGTGGGAGGTTTATCGTGAGTTTCATGTTTGCGAGGCTTAAGAATTGGCTTGGATACGAGAACTTCAACAATACTGATCTCAATGCTGAGCTGAACAACATCCTCCAGAAAGCAGGCTCTGATACGCTCAGTTCTGCTAATTCAACAAATGGATCTGCTCCTACCGTTGCGGCAATGCAGGCTCAGTTATCTCCCGGTGGATTAGGAACTGAAGTTCTTGCTTTAACGAATCAGCAAGATATCCAACAGTTGAGATTCGTACTCGCTTCTATTACTGGTAATTCTTTTTGGTATCAAGCACCAGCGCAATCTATAGCCGCTATCACAAGCCAGCTTCAGTCTTTATTTACCGTTCCAACAACCAGGATTATTTCCGGAAGAGTTGATGCTAACGGACAGCCGATGTTCTTGGTGGCTTCTGGAGTTGCTGATTCAGTTACTCTGAAAGCGACCGTGACTAATTTCATCGCTTTCATTAACGGAACCCAGAGAAATTACGTAGCAGACATTACGCTGTCTGGACTTACCGTGGCTCCGGGGGCTGGAAATACCGCCATAGTAAATGACGCTTCTTTAACAGGACAACAAAGCAGTCAGACTCAAGGAGAATTCGGAACCTTTTTAAACATCAATACGATCGGCGCCAACATAACAGCTAGGAACGGAACATATGCTGCTTTCAAGCACGGTTCTGAATATTTCGTAGCAGAGGTTGATACTACTAACAACAGGTTGAAAAATGCTATTCGTGGGGCAGGATTTGATCAAAGCGATAACTGGATAGCTAGAAGTACGGTTTCAAATGGCGACACCGTAACATTGATGAATCTGGCGTGGATCTTCGCCACTTTCAATTCTAACACTCCGGGGCTTGATGTTACTTACAACAAACCCACCGTATCTGTAGTTCAACCATCGACCCCATCCGTTGGGGATTACTGGTATGACGTTGTAAATACAACTTGGAAAAAATATAACGGAGTGAGCTTTGCTGCCACGAATGCGGTTCCTTTGGGATTCTGTATTATCGATACGAGTAATGTCGTAGCAGCTAGAAGCTTTGATTTCTTCAAGCCTTTTAATTTACTCAATACGATCGAGATTGAATTTCTATCTACCACTCAAGTTAGGCAAACAAGGGTAAACCAACAGGTTTCTGTTTACGGTGTTACTTTTCCATTTCAGCTCACTCAGGCTATTTGGAATGTATCCACAACCCTAGATACGGGAACAAGCTTGCTTGCTTCTACACAGTATTACACTTACGTCACCAATACCGGAGATATCAAAACGAGCTTCATTGCTCCATATGAAAGAAAATACGATCTACTCGGTCAATATCATCCTGCAAAGCCTTGGAGGTGTGTAGGATCATTTTCTACAGACGGTGGGAGTTTAATTACTTCTTCTTCAGTTTCCATCGTCGATTATCATCAACTAACTCTTCCCGGAAGAGGATCGACTATTATAGGCCAATTGATAGATTTGATAGTCAACAGTCTGACCGTCGGAGGAGGGTCAGGAGGAACCAAATTAACCAATGCTGGTGGTAGTGGCCTCGCTTCGTCTGGAGGTGCCAATGGTCTTTTTTATCCGAATACTTTGGCGGCGGCAGCTTTAACGGGAAGTCTTGGGCCTAAAACATTAGGAGTTTATGACGTTGGCGGAGTAAATTCTGTTTATCCGGCTGTAATATCTGCTTCCACTGGCGGATCAGGATTAAAAATAATCAGAGCGACATTCCATTATAATGGCGCATCAATGGTGTTGACGGCCGGAGAAGGGGCAACCGCCACAAGGGCTTCGGCAGGCTCTTATACTGTAAATTTCACAGTAGCGTTCGCGGATGTGCCAATAGTCATACCTGGAATTGCTCAAAATTCTCAAGCAATCGCTGGATCATTTTCGGCCGCAGTTGGAAGTGTTAATATTTTTACCAATAATATTGGGGTAGGGGCGGATTTCGATTTTTCGATTATTGCAATTGGACAAAGGGGAAATTAAAATTTCTCAGAAAACTTAATTAACTCTGACTCATACCCAGAGACTTTATCAGGCCGAAGTCCATCCGTAATCGGATACATAATACTCACTGGAATGTCCCAATTATCCTCTTTGATCATTTCTTCATTATGCTTTCGTCCCAAGACACAGTGACCTAGCTCGTGAAAAATCACCATTTTTCTGGAGAACTCAGATTTAGTGCTCCAGATGTTTTTATTCATCAGGATCAAGTTTCTTCCGAATCCGTGTTTCCTGATGCATCTTCCGGATTGCTCATCCGTCAGTTCAGCATCCGATGCGAATCTCATTATGAGGTTTTCCATTCTATCTCTTACTCTGTTTTGGGTAAGAAGGTTTTCGAATTCACTGGTAAATGCTATGAATTCGGAATCTATTTGATTCATTCCACCGCACCCCGAAAAAATGAAGATAGCTATTACAATAGCTTTTTTCATACTTTCATTTTATCACGTAAGGACGGAGTAAATTTGCGTGAAATATGAAGATTATGCTTATCGAGACTTCATCTACAAGATCGATAACTTCCTAGCCAATCCGTTAAACGAACGTCAGCGTGCTTTGAAATCAACCTATCGAACGATCGATCATAATGGCGTGAAGTATCGTGGCATCTCTCTCTTGAATGAGCAGAGCAACGTAAAAAGAATTGAACATCATTTAGGTCTCAAATTCCATAATCCAACCGTGATGTACCGCAGATACCTTGCGAATGAAAAGAATGAGACCTTTATCCATAGTGATGTTCTCATCGGAACCTTTACCGGGATTTTATTTCTTAATCTTCCTGAGCATTGCAAAGGTGGCACTGCTTTTTGGCGGCATCGTGTTCATGGGTTTTCTCATCATGAAGATAGTAATGGACTTGCTAAGCGAGGATTGAAAGACACAAAAGAGCTTTGGGGCTCTGTCTATCAGGACGGATTTGATGAGAGTAAGTGGGAAATGACAGAAATGATCCCAATGAAATTCAACAGGCTTATCCTCTTCTGGTCCCCCAGATATCATTCTAGATATCCTATGCAAGCCTTCGGAGATTCGATAGAAACGGGAAGGCTTGTGAAGGTTTTCTTTCTGCCAGTGACGCAATGATTCATTTGAGGATGATAAAACAAGAAGACTACCCGATGTTAGAGGCATGGTGGAAGGCCCATGGCTGGCCCCCAGTGCCTCAAGATGCCCTTTCTGAGTTTGGGATGATAGCCCATACTGAAAAACATGAACTGTGCGCTGGCTGGCTCTATCTAATGACGAAATATTGGGGCTTAATCGAGTTCGTTGTCGTAAATCCTGAAGCGCCTAGAAAGGACAGGAAGGTCGGGGTAGAATTACTACTGGGGCGCTTGATTCAAGAGGCTAAACTTTTCAATGTGAAAGCCCTGTTTTCTTCTCTAAAATCCAATGGTCTTATCAGGCTATATGTTAAGAATGGGTTCAAAGTGACAGAGCATAATATGACAAACTGTGTCTTAAGATTCCAGGAGTAGAAATGTCGATAGGGACAACTGGAGCGTTAATCCTGGGTGGGGCAGCGGTGGCGGGAAATGTTGCCGGGGATATCATTTCTTCTTCGGCGGCAGGGAAAGCCGGACAGGCCCAGCTTACGGCCGCTCAACAGCAGGTTCAGTTAGCCCAGACTGCCCTTCAGCAGCAGATCCAAGCAAGGACCCAAGGGATCGCAGAAGCCCAACGTGTCTCCGCTATTTCACCTGGCGAAATCCAATCGATTAATAAGATCTTCTCTACTCAAGAACAAGCCCTGACGGCGAATCTTTCGAGTATTCAAAAGGCACAAGATTCCTTGAATGCCCTTGATCCTCAAGTGAAAGCTGCCGGAAAAAATCTATACGATTTACTTATCGGACAATCAGCAGCAATTCTGAAGCCACTTCAAACCCAACTGAATTATCAACGCCAAGAGATGGTGAGTAATCTTGCTTCTCAAATGGGTCCCGGATGGATGACTTCCTCCGCTGGCATCGAAGCAATGACCAAATTCGATAACAATTCTGCCCTGACTTTGAATTCCGCTCAGATGAATGCGATTCAAACAGTTGGTCAACAATATGCAGGTTTGGCCGGCCTTGAACAAACTGGGCAAGCTAATATCACCGGTCAAACTATCCAAGCCTTTGGGCAAAATCTCCTCGCCTCCAATGAAGCCTTGAGCGGATTTCAACAAGCAGCTAATCGTGAAACCCAGGCTACTATCGGGGCAATGTCCGCCAATCCATTAAACCCATTTGGAGTTGTAGGTGCCCAGGGAAATGTAGTGAATACTGCTGGTGGACCTTTCGCTGGACAGGCAGCTTTTGGAAAAGGATTAGCCGAGACTGCGGCTGGGGCAGGACAGCTTGCTGGATATGCGATTGGGGCAAATACAATGACAAGTACACCAGGAATTGGTCCTACTACAACCCAAATTGGCCCATGGGCTGGGGGTTTTGGGGCAGGAAACATGCAAACCGGGGCCTATAATCCAAGTGGATATACAGGAAACTTTGGGGCAAGTTTAATCACATCATTACCTCAGAATATTCCAACCTCAAGACAGGCTACGGTGTGAAATGGCAGATGATTTTGCAAGTCTAGTCTCAGCCGGAACCCCCAGGACAGATGCCGTCTCTGGATTGGCTCAGGGTGTAGCAAGCGGAGCCAATTGGGCTCATTCGATGGCGTCTCTCGATTTACAAAAGCAGTCCTTGCAAGAACAGATCGCTCAGCATCAAGAGATAAAACGGCAATTCAACGCCAAACTCGGCCAACAGATGGTTGATGATTACAATGAATTTGCCACCCTTCCATCCGATAGTCCGCTAAAGAAGATTAAGGGGAAGATGTGGCAGGAGAATTACACCCAGGCCGGTATTCTAACTCCACAATCCGGAGCCGAATTCGTAGCAGCGGCGAATGATGAGAAGATGCAAGCCGACTGGAACTCCCTGTATGAAAACCTCACTGGAATCAAAAGCAAAAATCCAGAAGCTTTTCAAAAGGCGATGGAGGGTTTCCGTGGGCTTTTTGGGAATAAACTCACTGCCAATACTTTTGAACAATTAAGTAGTAAGGCGGCGATGCTAGGAATGATGGGTCAAAGACTTGATTTATCGAAGCAAAGACTGGCATCCACTGAAACCAGGTCTGGACAACAACAATATCTCTCGGCTCAAAAGCCGATTGAAAATGCTTTGACAGCTATCGCCAGAGTTAAAGATTTGGTGGCGAAAGGAAAAGAAGGCGATGCTTTCAAGCTTACCCAACAGTTAATGAGCACTATCTCCAATGAAAAAACGAAAGTTGAGATAGGTGCTGCCCAAAGTGCTGAAGGTTCAAGAGAGCGTGGGATATATAAATCCGTAGAGGGAGACTTTAGCAATCTCTTACAACGATTAAGTGGTGTAACGAAAGAATCGGCTACGCCAGATTTCATTCATCAAATTGAGGGTGAAGTAAATGAGATGGGCGGCTCATATCAGAAACAGCATGATAATATGGTTTCTACTTTACTCGGTGGGGCGCTTCCTAATCAAAAATCTGCTATAACTGGTCTAGCGAATGCCTATAGAAAGGCCAAGGTTAGACAAAGTGGTTCTTGGGCTGGTGAAGGATTTGAGGGGGCTCAGGATTTGGGGATAAAAGGCAAGACAACAGCTAAAGAACCAGAAGCTAGCGTCTCTCCTACCGACCAAAAAGCCCAGCTGGCTAAACAGGCTTATGATAAGGAAAGTAATCCTGATAGGAAGGCCGCTATTAAAAAGGCGGCGATTGCGAAGTACGGTGAGGATGCTGCTAAGAAAGCGGGCTTTTAATGCCTCTTTTGAATCCAGATGGGAGTCCGGCACCCATTACTCCTACTAGCAATCCAAATCCTATTCCAACGGGACAAACGGAATCATCACCGACTCCACCACCTTTAACTGATCCTCAAAAGATTCAAAAAGTTCATGATCTTCTTCAAAGAGACAATACGCCTACTCCTATAAATCATGACAAATATGCCGATGATCTTCTTTCGCAAATAGATTCTCAGGTAGAAGGGATAAAACACATTCCAGAAGACGGCTTACGATCTCTTGGACAGGGAATGTGGGAACATCTCCCTCAGGAGCTGAAAGTCATTGGCGCTCAAATGCGGGCTAGGCTTGGAAGAAATCCCAAAGAACAAAAGCAAGCCTTCGAAAGTATGTTCGGAGCTGAGAATGTGAAAGATGGGCCTGGTGGGAGCCTTCTTTTTCGGCCTAATAAAGATGAAAATTTTAGAAAGATGGATGACAAGGTTTATGGTCCTATCGCTGATTTCGTCATTTTCAACGCTTTAAACGCTATTCCATTAGCCGCGAATGTTGGAACCCAAACAATGACTACCGGAGAAGGTGGGCCTGTTGGCCTTGCCCTATCTGGAGCTGCGGGTGGCGCGGCCGAAGGATTAACCAGGCAAGGAATGATTTCAGCTTTGAATAAAGTCTCGGCACAGCCACAGACCGGAAGCGGAATTGAAGATGTGGCTAAAAGTACAGCTGTGAATGCCGTGGCTTCCCCAATTATTGGTGGGACATTACTGGGCGCTAGGAATCTCATCGGAAAAGTTGGATCTGCTATTTCCAAAGAATTTCCATTAGCGACAGAAGCGATTGAAAGAACTGCTGGAGCCGCTACCACGAAGCTCGCCAGTATCAGAAACGCTTTTAATCAATTTCTGGACGTTGTCTACCCTCACGCGTCTTCTTTGGATGAACCCGAAGTTTTTGCTGGTGGGCTAAAGAATGTCTTTGATAAAGCGGAAGATAGGCTTGGAGGAATGGTTGGTCAGATCAAGGGCGAAGTGACTTCGATGGCCAATCAACAGGGTAAGAAAGTCTCAATGGACAATACCTTGAAGTCTTTGAAAGACACCTTGACTGATTATGGCTATGGATTCCCTAGAGGAAAGGCTGACAATACTGAAATTGGTTTGATCGATGCGGATAAGCTCAATCTAGTAAAGCCTGATGTTCAAGGGGCATTGGATAAGCTTGCGAATCACTATAACAAGTTAGTTGGTCAGGCCGGCGCCGAGGGCGGGACTCTCCCAGAAGAGATGTTCTCTGATATAGAGAAGCTTGGGAAGCTTTCTAAGTTCGATAAGAAAACACCCACCACAACCGGAGCCGATGAAGCCGCTCGTCTTTACGAGAAAGTTTGGAAAGGTTCGGTCTCTGATAGGAATGCCTTCATCAACCAAATGTACGCTCCTAATGGTTCCAAAATCCCAGGTGTTACCTCTGATAATTGGATAAACGAGTTCCAAAGATTTCACGATCAGATAGGTGCCGTTCGGGATATGAAAGGCATTCTTAGAGATGAAGGTTCGAGAGAGACATTTCTAAACGCTATTCTAGGTGGGAACAAGGCTGAAAAAGCAAATTTTCTAGAAGCCACTAAGAATGTCCTCGGGAATGATTCTCCAGAATGGAATGGATTACAGGGACAGATGGTAAATTACCTGATAAAGAAGTTTTCACCCAATGGATATGTCCAAGCCGGAAGTCTTCTTAAATACATCAACAATGTTGATAATGAAGCTGTGGTTTCTAGGTTGTTTGACAAAAAGGATCTCACCGTTTTCCAAAAGATGTTATTGGAGGGGGCGAAAGCAGAAGGACAATCATCTTTAACTGACATTCAGAAATCGGCAGTTAGAGAGGGCGTTAAAATGCTGATGAAGCATTCTGTCGAGCCTGTGCAAGCGGTTCATAATATAATGTCTGGTCTCGGTTCCTCTAAGACTAAAGTAAATTACCTTCTTGATGAAGGCTTTCAGGACATGATCGATTCCGCTGAGGGGCCGGCTTTGAAAGCCAAGATCATCGAAGCTCGCAGGCTTATGGAAAGTCTCACGAGTAACATGAAAGTGGCCGACATTCCTACAACCCTTCAGAATGGCGTCAGGACCACTGTGAAAAGATATGTCCCAACTGCCTCGGCTTCAGCAGCTACCGCTGCAAGAAATATAGAGTTAGAAAAGCGGGGAATGGCTGCCGATGCCAATGAAGCAAGAATACAACAAAACGCTCAGCAACAAACTTCGCCACAAATGGGGACTCCTACTATTAATCCAAACGTAGTAGAGCAATTAGCGAAGATTGGTGGATATAGAAATCAGCCCGGAGCTCATCCGGTTATCGTTTCAGGGGCACCAGGTGCTAGAGTAAACATCCCTCTTCCATCTAGATGATTAATTCCTCGTCTTCTCCCAATTTCCTTCCCATCCAGGAAGGGCATAGTATTCGATCTTCTCCTTACTTAATCCCAATGGTTTTTTGCATTCTATGATTTCACCCATCCCTTTCAATGTGTGCAGAGCTTGCATGACATTCATCACTGGGATTTTATCAAAATGAAGAAAGATATCTTTTTTTCGAATCATCGTTTTCTGATGCATCAACTCATAAATCTCATATTCTACTCCGCTCAAAGGAATCACTTGATCGAAGGCTGTTCTCCAATCAAGTTCTAAAGCATTCAATTCTCTGCAAGCCCACCGCATATCGTCTTCAGTAACAAGTAGATCATTCCTTTGACTAGCAGATCGAATCATTGCGAGCTTTCTTACGGAATCTCCCTTTCGATTAAAGTATCCGCTCATCCTGGCGTCCTGATTTCTATCAGCGACATTCGTTTGATGGGAGATATACCATCGGCTGAAAAGCTCCTTAGCTTCTGGGGTGGGCTTCATTTCTCCTATTAGAGAGAATACTTGAAGCAAATCCTCGATTATCTTTTCTTCATATAGCTCTGTACCTGGTTTTTTCTGTGGCCATGGAATCCATTTGTCAGGTAACCCATTCTCTACCACGAAAACGATTCGAGACGTAAACCCACCCTCTTTCTCAGAATTAGGGATACACTTCCTAAGCCATGCTTTTGTACTAGCGCCTAAGATATTGAGCAGCGGTCCGTGAATCTCAATTCTACCGCCTTTAATAGTCTCATTTACCCATGGATTGTCCTTTCCGTGCTTTTGATCGGGGCGAGAATCGTAGAATGTGGTTAGAAGCTCCGTGATGGAACCAAAGACTTCTGTCATAAAGACGGCAAGCTCAGGGGCATAAGCAAAGACAGGAGATTGACGAACTATCTTTCCTGAACATTCGAAGGTCTTTCCTGATTTAGCTAATTGACTGATAAGAGAGGCGGCCGTTAAACGTTCGGCCATGATTCTCATTCCGGAGAATGACCTGACTAAATCAACCGCAAGGGCTGAAGAAGTGGTCTTCTTAATCACCCCCGATTTTGCGATGAGAAAGACGTAGAGATTGCAATATAGATGATAATAATCACCCATATCCATATAAACCCGCCTTTCAAGGCAGGCGGCTAAGATGGAAATAAAAGACCATTTCCTGATGCGATCGGTACTCTCCTGGCCTTCCGCATATTCCAGATAAGCAGAAATCAGGTCTGGGAAATTTCTAGGCATTAGGTGTCTTAGCTAAGTAATCTTCAATGACACCCAAAAGTTGATGGGCATCTTTACGCATTCCTTCTGGGAATTGCGGATCTTTCAATTTCTCGTCAACTTCCCTGACATATTTTCTCCATTCAAGATGGGAAATGTCTTTTAACTTCTTTCCTTTGAAAGAACCTGCCGGGACTACATACTCAGAAAGCTCATACTTTTGTTCTAAATCAGTCTTGGGAAAGAACGGATCGACTTCTGGTTGAGCAAAACCAGTTATTTCTTTTACTTCTTGGGGAACTAATTTAGGAGCTGGCTTTGGAACTTCTCTGACTTGAAGAATCTTCTCGGGTCCAATCTGATCCATCTCAGATGGTTCGTACAGTCCAGATAACTCACCAGGGAATGCTTTTCGTAGAGCGAGAGCCTCCGCGCATTTTGCAAGCTGTCCTTTAGGCATTAATTTCCAAAAGTTCTGAAGCTTCTCGTCTTTAGGGAAATATTCATCCCAATGAGCGATACCTGTGAAAGCACATTTCTGATTAGCCACCATTCTGTAAACTGTGACAGTAGCACTTGATGGAAGACCATTTTCTTGCCATTCGAATTTAGCAGCGTCGTTACCAGCATATTCCCCTGTTCTACTCGCGAGAGACCGCTGACCATCGATTCCTACCTGAATCGTCATGATCGCGCGATTCTCTTTCCTGGAGAATCTGAAAACTGCATAAATCTGTTTCAGGACAGGATCGAGTCTCCTGCTCTCGCAAACTTCAAGGAAATGCTGAAGCTCAGTGTCACTGGCTTGTTTGCAGTAAAGCTGTTTTATAAGATGGACTTTTTCTTTCGAAAGGAATCGTCCGGCTTCTACTGAAGGAGTAATGGCATTATTATTCATTAGGATCTCCTGCGGCAAAAGAATACTTGTAGTTCGTCCACTGAGGTAAACCCATCTCAATAGGTTCCATTGGATATCCATTCCAGGAGTCTGTCGAAATAGCATCAGCATAACAGTTCAAAGCTTTCCTAGCGAACTTATGCCCTATCGCTATCGCATCAACTGAGAGAGTGTAAAGAGCGACTGGATATGGTTCAGTCTTTTCAATCGCGATGAATTGATGTTTCAGTCCCGAGACCTTAACGCCAGTCTCATAGAATGCCATACTCAAGAAGTACATATACTCGACTACATCGCGTTGGAAGGCATCGAAGCTTGCATCTGAAGTAGTTTTCAAATCGGAGATAGTCTTGGTTTCAAGATTCAGAATATCCGGGCGCGCCTTGCATAAAATCCCAGTCGCTTTATCTTCCCAGTAGAACGAATGCTCCTTTTGACCTTGAAGTGCGCGATTAAGATGTTCATTTTCTTTGGCTTGCAAGAGAACTGAATCGCGAATGGCGCATCCTATTGTATACTCTTCTTGGGAAACTATTGTCTTTCCTTCATTCTCTGCGCATACTTTATCGTATTCCTTACCCCTTCGGATTTTGAAATCCCCGACTGCGAATTTTTCCTGAAATTCCTGAGGCTGAAGCAGGAGAACATGGACTAACTCACCCTTAATCTGATAAGCATTCTGCTTTTTTTCACTCTCTTTACTCGCTTTCCAATGTCTCGGAGACTTCAAGAGCTGTTTTAAATCAGTCGAGGAAAGCCCCGGGCCTGAATGGTATTCGTTAATAGGTAAAGATGGATAGATTCCTGGCTTCATTGTCTATTCCTCGGATCGCTTCTTCCATAAGCATTCATCAATGCGGAACGCAAACTCTTCCATCCTATATCCGCATGCCCTTCATTCACTTCCTTGACCTCGGTTTGACAGGCCATTGAATACTCAGGACCCTCCACAGCCTGTTTTTCGAAAAAATGGACGACAGCGAAGCCTTTATAGGTAAATCCAACAGGGCAGAGATAAGAGCCTGCTCTTTTAATGAGAGAGGCGGCACGTTGCCCTTCGATTGATTTTGGATTCTTATTCTCTTCAGTGACTTCCGCTTTGAAACCTGAGTCACCGATAAGTGTCTTACTAGTCGTTTTCTTATTTTCGGCATCGTCTTTCACTTACTCCCTCCAGCGTAGAAAAAAAACAGCCTTTGGAATACCATGCCCCTGGGCATAATACCAGCGCGCATCTCCAAGGGTCGCGCGAGCGAGATTAACAATTAAAACCATACCTTAGTCTCAGTCTTGCTAGCGCCCAAGAAAACAGTCCTCGCTCCATGCTCAGAATAGGCCACCTGAATCAATCCACGTTGCCGCATACTCTCGATGAATTCCGGGAATGAACCGCAGCCGTTTGAAATCGCCTTACTATACTTAGCCGCAAGCATTTGCATCGGGAACCCAGTAAAGTGCTGTTCTTGATGTTGACGCAATTCCTTCACAATCCTTAGCTCGATTATTTTAATCTTTTCTTCTCGGTCCATCTTTCCTCCCGTACAAGCGAGGCATACAAGCGATCATGATTCCAGTTTGAATACCAAAGCCATATATAGTAGAAAAAGCTCACATGCATACTCCGTAAGTCGCGAATCCTTCTTTCACGCAATGGCTTTGGAACCCACCGCAATCTCCGTCGTAAGTGCATGTCTTTCCAATTCCGGATGAGGGATTTAATCGGTTGATAATGGGATGATTATCCCAACGGTTCCCTGGTTGGTCTCCACCTGTGCAGACGCCATAAGTATCGAATTGATTTTGTCTCAAACAGACAGCGCCGTATCTGCAATCTGAATCAGATGTACAGGCGTAACCAAGTAAAGATAGACACATAACGAATGCTACTGTTCTCATGATTTTCCTCAATCCTCTGGATATCCGAATACATTTTTTTCGATTTCGAATAGAGCTGGGATATCGGCGAGGACAGACAATTTAAATAAATGGGCGTCTGTATTCGTTGGTTTACCAAGCACAATAGCCACTGGAATCCACTGGATTCCGTGGCGCATCTGTTTGTTATGGATTCCAATATCTAAATCTATCCGACGATCGGATGTCTGAACCTTTGCTATTTTCATCTTTCCTCCAATTCTTGGCCCGATATTTTACACCGTCGGAGCCGCAGTGCTTGAGTGTGTGTCAAGATAGAAAAATGGGAGATAGACAGCGCCTACCTCACATTCATTTCAATCTGTTTCTGGATGCCAATTCAAAGCCTTGTTACAAGAAGCGCAACGAACATGGTTTCCTTCGTTGTAGTCGCCATATAAATCCCAAATGACTGCATTGCATGAACATGTTTGATGCGGAACATTCCGACAAAGTCGGCCGCAATCTCGCCTAAGAAGCTTCCACCAAGACTTGTAACAAGATCGCAGTTCACCGAAGAGCCGACTGAACTTCTTTGATGCGGCACCAGAGCTTGCAAAGTCTTCAAAGATGACTATTGGATATTGTTCGGCAAAATCATTGCGAATAATGCAAGTATTGTCTTCGCACCCCGCATGCTCTTCTTTAAGAAGAGCTGTTAATTCTTCAATAAGCGTATACTTTTTTCTACTGTTCATACACACACTCCTCAATGCACTAACCCCTGAACCTATTAGGTCCAAGGGCAGTGCCGTTACCGGCTTAATACATACTGAGAATGAGACAGACGAGGTAAACTAAGGCTGCATTCCATTCAATCTCGTCATAATTTCATCGTTTTGGTTTTATGATTTGCATGTTTCAAAATAAATTCCCGAATGCTACTAGGGGCCAAAAATACATTTCCCTTTTTGCAGTCGAAACAGTAGCAATCGAATCTCCATCCTGGATTAAAATTTCCTTGGAACCTAACCTCTATTTCAGCTAGTTTTTGTTCAAAAAAATCACTCCATAAAATGGATTTCGCCTGAGGAACCGATACTTGATAAAGCTTCGCAATGCTAGCCACCTCTTCTTTCGAAAATTTAATCATCCGTTCCCCCACATGCTTAGGATTAAACAGATCGCATAGATGAGAACGGCATTTAAATGAATCCTGTCTTTCACGGTTAAGTAGTTCATTTACACACACTCCTTAGTAGATGAGTATTGCTACTCGCATGCCAAGACGATGGAAGACGATTGAAGCTGAGTGCAAGACGATGGATTATGTGAATCGACAAAGCTCTTTACAGCATTTCGCTTATTTCAGGAATGTTCGAAATGAATCAGTGGGTTGGTTCGATGCGTGCCAAGTAGACGATTGTCTCATTCTTAGACGGCTAAGCTGCGTCTGGTTCCGGATCATCGATCGTTCCACGTGGAATAGGTGGTGGGATATCGTCCATGTCTATGGGCTCAAGGTATCCCTCACCGAACTTCTTTCCTCGGTATTGATTCGGGTTGGCATTGTTCCCCTGCGGTGGATTTGTTATGGGATTCCTTACGTCATACTCAGCAGCCTGAGCCGGACTAGGACTACGCTTCATTAGATACCGTTTAGTGAACACCCTGAGCTCTGTATACTGCTTCTCCTCCTCGGTATACCCATTCCAGACTTCGATAGGAACGAATGCACGCCTTCCACGGCGTGAAAGGATGCAGTGGAAGGGCTTCATCGCCTCGGTATCGACGATGGAATAAAGCCCACCAAGCCCTGACTTGTTGATTAAAACACCCAAATGTTGAGACAGCATGGAGCCTGGGCATGGGATTTTCCTAGCATCCCAATACTGCTTGATGAGCCTTGCCGCGAAGAATCCGAGCTGTTCAGCGTTGTATATCTTAGCGGGACGCATAAAGAAGGTGCATTAGCGTGCATTAACAGAAAATCATGGGATGGGGGAATGGTCAATGTCTTAGTTCAGGGCGTGCAAATACACGGTTTCCTGCGAGAGCACTGTGTTGATGCGCTGTGAATGTGAGGGATAACGGGAGAATAGAAGAATGGTACAAACCGAGTGTACGAAG